GCGTGATTCCCTTAAGACTGAACGTGGTAACAATTCCCGTGTTGATCCTAACCAATGGATGAACCTGTATCGTCAGATTGACGTTGCTCTTGACCGTGCTAAGCGTTTGGCTGAAGTACAGCTGAGCAACCGTGATGAAGTGATGCGTCGTCAGTACGAACAAGGTCTTGATAAAGCATATCAGCAGCGTGGTGTTTCCATTCTTGAATGGCAAAATAAATAGTCTAATCCACCCCATTCTCTTTATCTTAGCGTAAATGGCTACTTTAAACACTTATACAGGGAATGGGAGTCAAACTCTCTATTCCATTACATTTGAATATTTAGACGAAACTGACGTTAAAGCTCGCATTAACGGCAGTGAAACATCTGCTTACACATTTGCCAACGCTACAACGATTCAATTTGATACAGCTCCACCAAATGGTGCCGATATTCTGATTTATCGTAGTACCGATGTATCTAAACCTATTGTTACCTTCTTTGCTGGATCTGCTATTAGAGCCCAGGATCTAAACAAAACTAATGATCAGATGAGATTCTCTGTTGAGGAATGGAGAAGTCAAACTGTACCTCTTTATGATGCTGTCCTGCCGGATGACATCGACATGGGTGGTAACCAAATCAACAACATGGGTGAGCCCACCAGCTCTCAGGATGCTGCCACCAAGAACTACGTTGACACAACTACGTGGAACGTTACTGATGAGACTATTTACTCTACTGCTAGTGGTGGTACGTGGGTAGCTACTGATGCAACGATTGCTACTACAGCAGCTATTGATGAACGGCACTTTATTGAAGTCTCAACTACTCAACCAACAACTAATCTAAATGCTGGTAAAGGTTGGTTAGATATTAGTACAGGTAATCAACAATTCAAGATCTATGATGGATCTGGCTTTAGGATTGTTGCAGTTGGTCAACCATTTTCACCAGCAACGAATACTATTACTCGATATGTAGATGCTATCAATGGTAGTGATGCAGTTGATAATAAGGGTTTTCTCCCTCAGACTCCACTTAAGTCTATCAAACGCGCTGTTGAGCTAATCAATACGGATGGTGCTGATGGAAGCCTTGTGCTTGTTTCGCCTGGTGTTTACCAAGAGACTCTACCTATTCAAATCGAACGAGAGAACGTATCCATTGTAGGTACTGCTCTTCGTAGTTGTTTCGTACGGCCTACACCGGCTACCGAGACAAACACAATGTTTGAAGTTAACAGCGGTACACTGCTTGCCAACATGACCTTTGTTGGTCTTAAGGCAAGTGGTACGGCTGGTGGTAATACTCTTGATCCTGGAGTCACCTACGGTCTTCCTGATAATCAGGGTTGGGCTGTTGCTTTCTATAACAATGCCTTCATTAGAAAGAGTCCCTATATTCAGAACTGCACTAATTTTGCAGACTCTAACATAGACAACTCTGTTCCGTATGATCAAACTGATCTTCCTCTAGACGCCCTTGGTGGTGACCAAACCTCTGGTCCTACTGGCGGTGGTTTGTTGATTGATGGTAGTGTTCCTGCCTCTAACAGTCCACTGAGAAGCATGGTGGTGGATTCGTTCACCCAGATCCTTCTTAATGGTCCTGGTGTATTGTGTACGAACAATGGTTATGCACAACTTGTTAGCTTCTTTGGTACGTTCTGCCGCTACCACGGTAAGGCGTTGAATGGTGGACAACTTAACCTAAGCAATTGTACCACTGACTTCGGTGAGTATGGATTGATTGCTGATGGTAAGAGTCCTACCAATATCTTCACTGCTACTGCTGACGGTACTGCTGCTGCTGGAGCTACTACGTTTACCATCTCTGATACTACACCCGATTCTTCGTGGCATGGTGATCAAACTAATCCACGTCCAGTGGATACCATGCTTGTTCAGATTGGTGGTAATGCCGATGGTACTGGTGGTACGATCTACCCAATCCTTAGTAGTGATGTCAATGGAGATGGTTATGATGTAACCATTTCTAATCCTGATCCTAATGATTACAGCACTAACCTTGGTTTAACTGCAGAGCTGACTGATGGAACTACTGTTAGGTTCTTCCTTCGTTCTCTTATTAGCACTGGTGGTCATACGTTTGAACATGTAGGTTCCGGTACGGACTATCGTGCTCTTCCTGATTACGGTGGTGTTGCGGATGATACTAGACAGGTTGTTAACTTAGATAATGGTCGCGTTTGGCAGTCTAGTACTGATCAGAACGGTAAGTTTAAGGTTGGCGATACGTTTGAGGTTGATCAAAAAACAGGAGTTGTAACAATCCCTGCTGCTGCTTCTAGTGGTGTGTCGAAGACTGCTGCAACAGGTTCCGCCATTATTCCGAAGGGTACTACTGGTCAACGGGATGTTTCCCCTGTCAACGGTTACTTCCGTTACAACACGTCCACTAACGAATTTGAAGGGTACGCTAACGGTGCTTGGGGTGCTATTGGTGGTGGAATTGGAGACGGCGATAAAGGTGACATTACGGTGTCGAGTAATGGAACCGCTTGGGCTATTGACAATGGTGTCGTTGGTATCAGCAAGCTGTCGGCTACTGGCACGCCCTCTGCCACCACGTTCCTTCGTGGAGACAACAGCTGGGTTGCTGTATCCCCTGGTGGTAGCAACACCCAGATTCAATTCAATGACAGCGGTGCCTTTGGTGGTGATGCTGACCTGACGTACAACAAGACCAGCAACGTCCTGACCAATAAGGGCGACATCAACCTTGACAGCGGTGGCACCTATACCACTACGATTCAAAGCATCACTGCTACGGCTAATCGTTACATCAGCTTCCCTGATGCAACTGGTATTGTAGCTCTTGTTCAAGGCAGCAACGGTGCTGTCTTGTTCAACAATGCTGGTGTCAGTGGTGGTGGCAATCTTGGTTATAGTTCTACTGAGGGAACCTTTGGTTATATCTCTGGTAATGGTGGTACTCAAACTCAACAAAATAACAAAAGCACTGGTGTAACACTTAATGCACCGTGTGGTCGCATCGAAATGAATACTGATGCTTTGGCAGCCGATACAACAGTCACTTTTACCCTTACTAATAGTTCGATCGGGGCGAATGATTTGTTGGTTTTGAACCACGTTAGTGGTGGTACGGCTGGGTCTTATTTACTTAATGCTCAAGCTGCTGCTGGTTCTGCCAGCATCAATGTAACAAACATCACAACGGGTTCACTCAGTGAAGCTATTGTTATTGGTTTCGCTATCATCAAATCCTGAAGGAGATTATTATCATGGCTCAATTTACTCTTAACATCCCCGATGAATTGCTGCCTGCTTTGGCAGCAGAGTTCAGCATTGTTCAAGGCAGTACAACTGCTGCGACGGCTGAAGAATACTTTGCAGCAAGTGTTGTAGAGACCGTAAGGCAACGTGCTGAGTTGTACAAGGTTGGTCCTTACTTTGTTGGTGCTGTAGAACCTCGTTTCCTTGTTGATGGACGTGGCAACCCAGCTTATACCGGACCTGATGCGATCCCTTATGTCGTTGTTTATCCCACCGATAATGACGGTGTTGATTGGGTGAATGGTGATCAATGGACGGATCCGGTGACTGATATTGTCTATGAGTTCACTGATGGTGTGTGGGCTGAACCACAGCCGGTTGTGGACGGAGGTGATGTATGACGGTGGTCTGGGCGTCTGGGTATAGTGGCAATCCAGGGAAGGTGACGCTAACGTCTGAGTATAGTGGCAATCCGGGGAAGGTGACGCTACCTAACACTCAGGTGTTTCCCGACGACTCGGATGCAGCAGCTTATGTTTTAGCAGTAGAGGCTGCTGATGGTCAGACATTGGAACCTGCTGTCCGGATGGCGTACAACACTTTTATCAAAGGATGCAAGGCAGATGGTATCTGGGATGCTATTAAAGAATCCTGCATACTTGCTGGTGCAAGGACAGTAGCAGGTACTCTTGTGACGCTCAAGGGAACACCATCACCTACAAACATTGGTCCTTTTGTAAGTGCAGACTATGACCGCGAACTTGGATTACAAGGAGATAGTAGCAGTAAAGCTCTTGTATCAAGTCGCAGAATTTTTGATGACTCACAAGATAATTGCCACATCTCGTTTTTTCCTACTGGTGTGGGAAGTAGTAACTACCTAATGGGAACCCAATCTATAAATGCAGTCGGATCAATGCACTTTATTGACGATAGGGAACGATGTCGCGCTCAAACACCTGCTGGTGGTAGTGGTGCCGTTATAGCCAACGCTCTACGTGGTCTTTCTCGATCTAACAGCGCGGACTATGTGTCTAGAAACGGTGGTACAAGTACAACCCGAATAAAAACATCTCAGGCACCATCACAAAACTGGTACTACGGCATATTTGGTACGGCCACAAGCACCGGTACTATAGTTAATTATACCGACACCCGCATTTCTTTCTACTCCATCGGTGAATCCCTAGATCTCGCTCTCCTAGATGCTCGCGTCACCACGCTCATGTCCGACATTGGAGCTGCTATACCATGACCTACAAACTAACCAACACATCCCAACCCGCTGACCCGTATTACGGAGCGGTGTCGTTGCTGTTGCACGGTGATGGTGCGGATGGAAGCACACAGATTATTGATAGCAGCCCGAACCCGAAGACGGTTACTGCTGTGGGTGATGCGCAGATCAGTACCACTGAGAGTAAGTTCAACGGCAGTTCGTTGAAGTTTGATGGCACTGGGGATTATTTGACTAGCCCAAATAACACAGGATTTTCTTTTGGCGCAGAAGATTTTACAATCGAAGTTTGGTTTTATATTGCTGGTAATTCTAGTTTAGGCACCCTAACTAACACTCGTACCGGTTCAATTATTTCGACTGAATCAGACGCTGTACCATTGGATAATTATGAAGGGTGGATTTTATTTGTAAATGGAGATGCTTCAACTACTGGCACTGCAATATCATTCATTCGTCGCGTAGGAGGTGGAAATGCTCCGACCAGCATCACATACACAGCCACAATAACTCAAAGTTCTTGGCACCATGTAGCAGTAACAAGATCTGGATCATCCTTGCGCCTGTTCTTTAACGGCAGCATTGTCGCCTCTAATCTTTCTTTTACAGGCAATGTCAACAGCTCTGGCGTGCCGCTAAAAATTGCTCGTCGAGGTTTTATTAGTGGACTGGAAGGGGAATTAAATGGTTACATCGACGACCTACGCATTACTAAAGGAGTCGCCCGTTACACCAGCAACTTCACGCCCCCTACGCAGCC